GATTCCCGCTAAATGACCAGAGCGCGGCGGCAAACCGCGAAGATTACATGCTCCAGCGTGACGAAATGCGTAGGCGCTCCCCGGTGAATGATGATGTGGGGCTGTAAGGTCGACCTCGGCCAGGTGACGGAAAGCATTGTACATGGAGAGCCGATTCGCTCAACCGCGTGGACAACGGTATTTGCCGATAAACGGTCAGTAAGGCAATCGGAGTTTTATGCCGCTGCCAACGTTGGCCTGAGGCCGGAGCTTATGTTTATTGTCCATGCGCACGAGTATGACGGGCACGAAATGCTGCGCTATCCGACATCGACCGGGAGCGAGTACGATATCATCCGCACCTACGAAAAAGACGATCTGGTTGAGCTGGTTTGCGCGGCGCGAGTGGGTGAGTTGAGTGGCTAAGAAAAAATCTCCATTTACCTTTGAAAGCAATCTAAACAAAATCGTCCCGCGCATCGAGGAAACGCCCTACAAAGTGTTAAACATCATCGGCCAGACGCTGGTCAAAGAGGTGCGCGGCACTCTCCGGCAGTTTTACCGGCGCAGAACTGGCAAGCTGGGCAAGTCGCTTTCATACTGGGCGCGAAAAAAAGAAAAAGACCTGCAAATTGGGTTCAAGATGTTTTACGCGCCGTTTGTCTTAGAGCACAACGACCCGCTCAAACCGGTTGTGGCAAAAAACGCCGAACTGATCAAAGAAATGATCGGCAAGGCAATCGACGAGATAAACAAGGAGTGATGTGATGGACACCAATGCAGTTGCTGATATTATTCTGGCGACACTTGGCGCCATCCACGCCCGGAGTTATCGCAACGAGGCGCCGAAAAGTCCGACAAAACCGTATATCGTGTTTACACTGGCATCCGCATCCGCAACCAACCCATCAGTCGACTACTATCTGAACGTCGACATCTTCGACGCGCCGCACGTGTCAGTCAGGACCATCGAAACGCTGTCAGACACGATACAGGACGCGCTGGACAACAACGTGATCCGTACAGATGCACTAAACATCCACCTGGTGCTTGAACAGCGCCAATATGTATCCAACACCGACCTGACGACCGCGCAGATGATCAATCTGCGGTTTGTGGTCCGGTCATACTTTATTGAGGAGTGAGAACATGGCAAAAACAACCGCTGAAAAGATCATGCTCGGTTGCGGTGTTGTTTCGGTCGGCGGATATCCGCTCGGCCTGACACGCGGCGGCAGTGTGTTCTCTGTGGAGCGCGAGTTCCGCGAGATTGCTGCCGATTGCGATCGTGGTCCGGTCAAGGGACGGATCGTGATTGACACAGAGCGAGCCAAGATGACTGTTAATGCGCTTGAGCCGTTCGCGATGGACGAGATTGACAGGTATTGGCCTGGGCTTGACGTCGACACGGAGGGCGCGACTTATGACGAGGTTACCGGCACGCTGACAATCGCGTCCGGTGACTATAATCAGATTCAGTTTGTCGGACAGACAAAAGGCGGCAAAGCTGTGACCATCCAGATTGACGACGCCATCAACATGGCAAACATCGAATGGTCGCTCAAAGAAAAGAGCGAAGTTATTCCGTCGCTTGAGTTCACGGCGACCTATGCCGAGGACGACCGCGATACTCCGCCGTGGCGCGTGAGATTCTCGAAAGACACTTCACACACAGTGACGTTTACTGTTTCTGATGGTAGCGGCGTGTATGAGGGTGCGGACGTGACCCTGTACGGTCAGACGGTTACAACAGACGATTCGGGTGAAGCTGAGTTCAGCAACATTCCGGAAGGCACGAACTATCCGTTCACGATTGTGGCCGGCGGCTATGAGACTTATTATGGCGCGGTTACAGTTGACGATGATGAGACAGTCACGCCGACAATTACGGCAATTTCATGAGGTTGAGCCGGTCTGAAACATGGCCGGCTTTTCTTTTCTATTGGAGGTCACTATGCGAGAGTTTACGCTTGGGGACGGCTTTTTGCTGTCTGAAATACTGGACAAGACCAATTTGCAGCTTGATCTTAACGCGCTGGCCGACAGCGCGAAAGATAAAGACAAACAAGCCTTTGTCGGTGGCCAGTTAATTTTAACGATCGTTAAAAAACTACACCTGGCACAGAACGAGGTTATTAAGCTGATGGCGGATATGTCCGGCGAATCCGCGTCAGATGTAAAAAAGTGGAATGCCAAGAAAATTAAAGCCTTTTTTACTGAACTGTTTCAGCAGGACGGTATCAAAGATTTTTTCAACTAAGCGGTAAGCGCGAGGACTTAGAGGACTTATTGCTTCACCGCTATGGGAATATCCAGTACGTGTTCCGGCTACCAGCTAAACGCGCAATAAAGCTGATTAATAAAGCGATTGACGAGGATCGCAAACAGCGGTTCTTCATGCAGTGGCTGATGTATCTGCCGTTCATGACAAAGGATAACTATGTTCCGTTTGAAGAATATTACGAACAGACCAAGGTGCCGCAGATTGACACGCGTCCGAAAGACGAGATCATGCGCGAGCTGTTGGGAGGTGGGCAAGGTTAAGCCTTGTAATAAATGTGGCAAGACCTTGCCTGCTACCGATGAGTATTTTCCAAACTGTAAAGGCAAGTTGGTCGGTCCATGCAAGGATTGTCGGCAGCAAGAGTATTTGGCGAACAGAGAAAAGCGAGTTCAACAGAGCAGAGAATACTATCGCAATAACAAACAACAGTGTTTGAAACTAAATAAAGAGTATAGGAAGAATAACAGCGAATGGTATAGAGATTACAACAAGCAATACTATTTAGAAAACACAGATAAAATTAAAAGCTCTGCCAAGAAATCGCTACAGAAAAGAATGAATGAGGACGAGGGTTTTCTGATTTTACAACGCTGTCGAAAGCGTGCGTATGACGCCCTTAAGGGGTATGTGAAGTCGGCAAGAACGCGTCAACTGTTAGGCTGCTCGGCAGACACTTTAAGAGAACATATTGAACAGCAATTCGAAAACGGCATGACTTGGGGTAATTATGGTAAATGGCACGTTGACCATATTATGCCTTGCGCCTTGTTTGATTTTACAAAAAAAGAAGATCAGCAAAAGTGTTTTCATTGCACCAATTTACAGCCTCTGTGGGCGAGTGAAAACCTTTCAAAATCCGATAAGGTGGACGGCATATCTTGTCGTTCTATGGGGGTGGTTTAGGTGGAATTATTCCGCCTTTAGCTTTTTGGTAGCATAATGATCGATGATAAAGACGCTATCGATAAGTTGAACAAGACCGATAAGAAAGCAAAGACAACCGGCGAGAAACTCGGGGGCATGGCAAAGACAGCCGGCAAGGTTGGTTCTGCTGTTGTCGGCATGGGGGCGCTTGCTGCCGGTGCTATGATAAAAATCGCTACCAACACTGCTGAAGCCGGCGACCGTGTTGACAAGATGAGCCAGAAGATTGGCCTGTCTCGCGAGGGGTTTCAGGAGTGGGACTACGTCATGTCTCAAAACGGCATGAGCATCGACTCCATGCAGGGCGGCATGAAAAGACTGGTCAATTCGTTTGATGACATGAAAAAAGGAGGCAAGACTGCGACCGATGCCTTTAACCGCGTCGGCCTGTCGATGGACGATCTTCAGGGGAAATCGAACGAAGAAATCTCGATATCGCTGTTGTGGGTATTCCAAAAACCATCGACAATGATTTGAGTACAATCGACAAAACGTTCGGCTTCGACACGGCCATTGCTGAAGCCGCCTCCGTGATTGAATGTGCCCACGTGGAATCGAAGGGCGCACCGAATGGCGTCGGACTGGTCAAGATCATGGGCCGAACCTCGGGACACATCGCGGTGAGCGCGGCACTGGCGAATAATGACGTCAATTTCGTGCTTATACCGGAATCGCCCTTCGACCTTTACGGTGAGAAGGGGTTCCTCGCCGTGCTGGAACATCGCCTGAAGGTGAGCAACCATGCCGTTGTCATCGTAGCCGAGGGAGCCGGTCAGGAACATCGGCCGCCGGATGACGCCGCCGGGAGAGATCCGTCGGGAAACATCAGACTCTTCGATATCGGCGTTTTCCTGAAAGAGGAAATTGAACGTTATTTTAAAGAAAAAAACGTGGA